TTACTCAATACAAGTTTCTCTAGGTTAATAACATAAGTGTCACCACCGTCAACACTAAGAGCTTTAACAATTTTGTTAGATGCAGTTGCACTGCCGCCATTTTGCACAACATGAAGATCCAATGTTCTTGCTGTGGCATTGTCATTCATAAAAAACATACATGTAATAGCAGTTGTGCCACTGCTTGTGTATACTGTGGTTGCACCTGTTCCTACTGCACCTGCTTGTGTAATTGCCATTTGTTATTTCCTTTAAAAAATTAATCCATATACGATGGCTTTTGATTTACTTACAAGTTCGTCACTGGTACTGCCATCTACAAAGTACACACCTGTGCCGCCACCTGACGCTGTATCTGCATATAATAGTGTTGCGCCTGTTACACTGCTAGGAGTAATTGACTGATCATTTAATTTAAGCGCACTTGCAATTGTAACTTTTCCTGTGCCACTAGGGATAATGTTAATATCCTGGTTAGTGTTTGCACTTGTAATGTTAAATCCGTTGATGTCTAAATCACCGCCTAGTTGTGGTGTGGTGTCATCAACAACTACTGTTAATCCCGAGCTACTGGTAACCATTAAATTATTGAATGTAGCGCCGGCGTCTAAACTTACTTTAAATTTATCATCTGCTTCATCAAACACAAACTGTGCATTTGCTAAACTACCACGATCAATTTCAATACCCGAATACTGTCCTGTTACGCCTGCGCCACTTTCACCCTGGTTATAGGTTACAATTCTATCAGTAATTCTTGTATTGGTAGTTTCAATACTATTTGTCGTACCGGTGACTGTTAGGTTACCCGATACTGTAACATCATTGTCAAGTGTTAAACTTGTTGCACTAATAGTATAGGCACCAGAAACTCTTTTAGTTTGACTCATAGTTTAATAATCCTGCTTTATAGTTTATTTATCATCCTCTTGAACTCCCCCAATGTCATTGTTTCAAAGTTTGGATTTTTACGGAATTCATCTGCAGTAAAGTTATCTAAAGGATTTATATGCATGAATCTTTTATTACTATGTTTTTTTATAAGTGTGCAAATTTGATCAACCCAATTGCCAAAATACATAGGTTCCGCACGTTTTTCTTTATAGTTTGCTGTGCCTGCATAAATGTTATTAATCCGATTATTAACACCTTTTAGATCCATACCGATCATAAACAGATAGTTTGCTTCGCTAAGAGCCGCAAGTCCGAGTGCAGCAGGGCCACTGCTATAACCATGTATTTCTTTAGGTAAAATGTTTGCGCCACTGTTTTTAATTTTATTGTTACTTCTGGTATAATGTGTATATCTAGCACTGTATCCACTTTGTTGTATCTCTCTAGCCATATCTGTGTCTGTGCTGACTAGTACTGTTGGTGCGAACTCCTGATAAATCCTATTGCAACCATATACAGCACCATAGTCAAGCAAACCTTCACAGTCTATTTCTAGCCGTGTAATTCCATTACCTAATATAAATGCAAAATCTTTATTCATGTCGTTAAAAAAGGTTACAGTGTATTATAACTGTAACCTTCTTGAGTGTCAATAGCAAAAAATTATGCTGTTACAACTTGGAATCTGCCTGGCTGATTTACATCGCCAATAGCATATGTGCCTGTGTTAATTAAAACTGCTGATGTTTGATCATCGACCCACTGCACACGATCGCCCGCTGCTACCTGTGAGCCTGTGCCTAATGCACCAATTTCAATCCAGTTAGGGCCGATACGACTTACAAAGTAAGTACCGCCTGCACTGTCTGTTGCTGTTAGTTGGCACTGACCTGCTGTTAGCGAGCCACTTGCCACTGCTGTTAGTGTGCAAGTTTCTGTACCATCTGATGTTGTGCAACGGAAACGGTGTGTACCTTTTTGTGTAATACTTGATGTATTATTAGCACTACCGCCTGTTACAAAAGCAATCATACGAATCTGTTCACCGGCTGCACTATCTGCACCAATAACACCTGTTTTTGCAGTACCGCCTACGGTTTCTGCTGTTCTTAGTGGTCTACCCATTTGTTTTCTCCTTCAAGAAGTCCAATCCCAGTTCTCCTGGGTACGCGGTGGTGTCCGCATAACACTGTCTTTGCAGTGGCTAGTATTTAGTCATAAAAACAGGGACCGAAGTCCCTGTTTCTGTTTCTCTGTAAGTAAGTCGACTTATGAGAATGAGATGTTTGACATTGCAACTTCACCAACGTAGTCGCCTGCGTTACCTAGTGAACTTGCTGTGTTTGATAGCTCAACATAACCATAGCGTGTCATGAATGATACGACTGGCTCGAAAGTTGATGGATCAAGCACTGTGCCTGATGACATTAGAGGTACATATGGGCAATAGAACGCTGCCGCGTCTGTCTCAGATGAACCTTTGTAGCCAACAAGTACTGCTGTACTGTCTGCTGCATATGAATCAACATATACACGCATTGCACCGTTAAGTGTACCAACAAACTTAGTGTTTGTAGGTGCCTCAAATGTGCCTTCTGTTGTGCGAGCAAACGCTGAAGTTGATGCTGACTGAAGAACTGTTAGTGCCTCAGGTGAAACAACTGCATAGTTACCTGCACCGCGGCGTGTGCGCTGTGCAATCTTGTTTGCTGTACGGTTGATTAGAACTGCAAGAGCTGCATGCTCGTCACCAACATATGTTGCTGTACCAGAAACTGCTGCTTGGTTGAAAGTTTCTTCGGTAGCTGCTAGTGAACGTAGTGAACCTAGAACTTCCTGATCAATTTCTGCAGTAATTTCTTGTGCAAGTGCTGCCATGATTTCAGCTTCGACATCAATACCATGCATTGACTGTGCGTCTTGAGCTGCTTCAAATGTCCAGCGTGCCTGTAGCTTGCGAGTCTTTGCTTCAACCGGCTGCTTTAGGATCTGGATACTTAGCTGTGAACCACCTGTGCCTTCTTTTGCTGCAGTTGTGTCACCTTTACCTGTTGAGGTAGAGCCTGAATATGCTGTAGCAATTTTGAATGGTGATAGTGCTTCTTCACCTGCTGTTGTGCTTGTATCAAACGGTGCACTTGCTGTTGAAGTTACACTGTCTGCATAGCGAACACGAAGTGTGTGAATTTGTCCAACTGGACCTTGCATTGGCTGCACACCAACGATTTCGTTAGCAATAACAGTTGGCATAACACGACGGATAACTGGTAGGATAACACGGTTTAGTGTTGCTACGTTACCTGCTGCTGATGCACCTGTTGATGCTGCCTCTTTCAAGTATTTGCGTGTGTTTTCTAAAACAACACTCATGCTGTTGCGGCGATTACCTTCTAGACCTTCAAGAAGTGCGTCTTTAGTATCGTCCCAACGGCTCTCTAATAGTACGTCTGACATTTAAGTCTCCTCTATTGTACTTTATTTTAAGCCAGCAAGTTTACGGATATCAACGATGTTATCGTTTCCTTCTTCAACCTGGACTGTTTTTTGTTCTTTGTTACCTGTTACTTCAGTGCGGCTTTCTTTGATAATTTCTTTCTTTGATTCCTTGATCATTGATTTGCCGTCTAGCACTGCCGGTAAGTAACGGTCGAAAGCAGTCTTCAACTTTGAAGTCTGTACGCTTTCAAGTAGGTCAGTCATAATCGCTGCCTTATCTTTGTTGAGTGGCTTCAATAGTGTATTAAGTGTTTCTTTACGCTCAATACCCTCTTGAATAATTGCAATTTCTTGCTCTTTGCTCTCAACTAGTTTAGCCTTCTCTTCAAGACTCTCATTGATTTGAGCAACTTCTTCAGTAGCCTTAACGACCGCTGCTTCTAGTTCCTTAATCTTTTGGTTTTCATTGAGATGACTTGCAGAGAATTCTGTAGCAAAAGTTTCGAATAGTTTACGCCCGAAAGTATTTTCTTTTGCAATTTGAATATCTTCTTTAAGTTGAGTCATTTCACCTTTTAGATAGCTGGTTACTGCTTCGTTTACTGCCTTGCTTGTGTGCTTAACAAACTTCTCTTTAAGAGAAGCAAACTGCTCACGAGCCTCTTTAACTAAACGAACCTTAGTTTCAACAACATCTTGACGATCTTTTTGGAATTCACTGATCTCTTCAGAAAGTTGTGAAGTAACAAACGATTCAAGTTTGCTAATCAGTTCTTGCTGTTGAGCTCTTTCACTGTGAAGTTCTTTAATTTCTTCAGATAGTGTTTTAACTAAAAACTGGTCGAATGTTCCTGATGCTTCTTGCATCTTTGCAACAAACTTAGTGCGGTCTTCAGCAAGTGCTCTGCGCTCTGCAGCGATTTGCTCTAGCTCTGTAGTAAGACCTTCTGTAACCATACGATCTAAGGCTTCAACCATAGTAGATTTATCATGCTCATAGCGTTGTGCAAACTCCTCACGAAGTTCTGCAGTAACCTTTTGACGAGTTTCGTTCATCTTTGCTTCCCATTGTTCAGCAATAGCAGAGCGAGTTTCCTCATTTACAAGGTCGCTATCCAATAGTGGTTTGATAGCATCTAGCATTTTGATCTCCTAGATCTTTAGATCCCTGATAAGACGAATCATTTCCTCTTTCAGGTATTTTTGTACTTTAGCATCGCCGCTTGCTTCACGAGCCATGTCAAGCACTTTATGCCCCCCACGCATATTAAGTAGTCCTTCGTAAATCGCTACTGGATATGCATTTGGTGCACTGGGTTGTGCCACGACATCCACCGTGACAATTTCAAAATCAGCAACATGACCAGTAGATTCATTAACGTTTCCACTGCCTCTGCTACTAACTCCTAATTTTACTCCACCTTGAATCATTGTTTTCACAAGTTGACCCATAGGTGTTTCAAGAATCTTTAGCTTACCATATCCGTTAGGTCCATCCATCCACATTTCTGAAATCATATGTGAGACTCGATCAAGATTAATTTTTAGATCATCTGGGTGGTCAACTTCGCCAAGAACGCTATTGCCTTCTTTAATTTGCTCGTTGATGGTTTTCACAGCATTAGTAATCTCAGAGACAGGGTAAACACGCTTGTTTGCGTTTTCTACCCCGCCCTGGATACAAATGCCTTTCATGTAGAGATCCTTGCCGCCATTAGAATTCTCTGTTGCTTCATAAACAACATTTGCATCTTTAAACGTTAGGTTTTCTCTCAAGTATAACATAGAAATTATGCTTTACTCATTGTTGCTTTACGAGGATCGGCTGCATCAGTTTGTACTGTTGACTTAGGAGTTGCTACTGCACCTTCTTCGCCAGTTGGGTCAACTGCTTTACCGCCCATGTCGTTTTTTCTAGCTACTGGACCTGCTGATCCATCGCCTTCTTCGCTAGTTACAGGTGCTGGAGCTTTTTCGGTGTATTCGCGGACCATAGATTCTTCCATTTCGTCCTCTTCTTCACCTTCTTCTTCGTCGCCCATGTCCATGTCCATATCCATGTCCATTGCGTCGTCGTCAGCAGCATCGTCTGCACCCATTAGTGCTTCAAATTCTGCTTTCAATTCGTCTAGTGCGTCTTCTAGGTCAACAACACGATCTTCGATTTCTTCATCGCCTTCGTGCTCATCTTCCATTGAAAGACCTTCTTCGTCTGCTTCGATGTCGTCGATCATGTCGTCTGCTGCATCGCCACCTAGCTCTGCTTCATCAAAGTCTGACTCTTCAATTTCTTCTGCAGTTTCTTCAACTTGATCCTCATCTACAAGACTCTCGTAGATGTCACGTGACTTTTCAACCACGATCTCATGGAACAAATCTTTTGCGCCCTGCTCATCTTCTGCGATAAACAGTTCAATCAATTGCTCAAATTTGTTTGTCATTTGTATAACTCCTATATTCATAAGGCATTTGTAGTTTTATTTAGTTTTAATATAAAAACCATAATAAAACACATACTTTTTGAGCCAAAAAGTAGACTATATAAAAATTTTTAAGGAAAATTGTTTATTCTGCTGGTGCAGGTGCAAATTGGCGTCTAATCTCTTTGATAGACTCTTGATATTCTGCTGCCTTAAGATCACTAAGTTTACGCAGTTTGCTCAACTGTTCTAGTGTCAAACGAGTTTTGCGGGTATCGGTTTTCATAGCAGCACTGCTATCCTGATACTGCTTATCTTCTTCTTGCTTTTTTGCGTCTAGTTCAAATAATAACATGATAATATTTATGCTTCCGGTGTTGCTGCTGGGCCTGCTTGTGTAAGTGGGCTTTCATTGCCAGTTGCACTTGCTTCGCCTGCACCACCTTCTTCACCGCCACCCGGCGCTTCTGCTGATGGTTCCTCACTAGGCATTTCAAAGTTATCCATGTCTGCTTGAATGCCACCTGTAGTAACACCTACACTGCGCATGCTTGGCAATTCACTTTCAACACTGATATCAGCATTTTCCTCACGCCATAGTTTGCTATTCTCAACCATTTCTTCTTCTGTCATACCCAAGTAACGCTGCATTAGGAAACGCTTGCTCATATATGGATAGCCTTCAAGTGCCTGGAATGTGTTGATTCTAGCAGCATCCATTTCAGTTTCACGATAACTAGCAAAATTTTGTGGCTCATTGAAGCGTAGTTCAAATGTGCTGTTGTCAATTTCAACACCGCGCCACTTGAGAAACATTTTAAATTCTCTGTCAAATGTAGCAGCAATAAGACGCTGCAGTCTCATGCAGTATTCATTAAAACGCTTTTCCTGGATCATTGCTGTACCAACACGACCATCATTGTATGCTGCCGGACTGTCTTCAAATCCAGTTGGCAAGTAACTGCTAGGAATACGCAAGCCACGGAACAGTTTGTTAGTGAAGAATTTTAAGTCATCGATCTCACCAAGGTTTGTGCCGCCTGGTAGTGTATCAACTTTTGATCCTCTGCCTTCTGCTGTTTGTGGGAAGAAGTAGTCTTCGTTTGTTGACAGTGGATTATATGTTGTATCCATAATATTTACACCGCCGCCAGTTTTACTTGGAATACGGCGCTGATGTATTTCGTTTTTAACACGCTCAACAAAACTCATAGCCATGTGACTTGGCATGTTTCCTACATCAATATAGAATACTCTACGCTCTGGAGCACGTTGGATACGATAGATAATAATAGCATCTTCAAGCAGTTCTTTCTGCTTGTATACTTTAAACACCTGTTCTAGGATACTGTTACCGAAGGGCCAGTTAGGATCAAGTCCTTCTGTTAAACTAGCATGTACAATATGTTCTGCTTCAATAGCTTTTTCGTTTAGCGCACGATCAAAGCGTCCTTGCGCACTGCTTCCGCCACTGCCATCATACAAGTTACTAGGTTGAATATAGCCTCTGTTCTTGTAGAGATCACCTTGGTTACCGTAATCACTGAATGTGTTTGCTGTAATAGTAAGATTTTCAAAGTTAGGATTAATATCTTTGATAACATACTGTTCTGGCTTTTTGCCTTCACTTTCGTTAACAATGATCTTGGTAACTTTGTTCATTTCACTCCAGTATAGTTGGAATGTTTCTGGATCTCTGATGAAAATCTGATCACCATACTTTAGTGTATTACGGAAGATCTTAAACAGTCTCTTGTCAAAATCGTTTAGGTTGTTCCAGTTAATGAGCTGCTTTTTGATAATGTCAATTTCACTCTCAGTTGGTGTTTCGTGAAAGTGAATGTCAAAGCCTGTGCCATTTTCTGTGTTTGTTTGTGTACAAAACTCAGCAAGAATATCCAGTGCAGCATTGATCTCACTGTCAATATCCATAGTTTCGTACTGTCCATAACGCTCAGTACGATTAGGATGACCACTATAAACTTCTGGCAAGTGACTGGCATAGTGACTGTACTTGGTACCGTCAGTGCCGCCTCTGTTACCTACATTTGTAAGAGGACTATCTGTTTTTACTAGTGTGAAATGCTTTTTCCAACTCATAACTTATTGTAACACCTTATTGTGTATTTACCTAAATGGTTATTGGTTCTGTATTGCAGTGGTTTGTTTGTTTTGATTTGCAATTACGGTGTTTAACAAATTGTTAGTTATTTTAATACCTTTGTTAGTTTCGTCAACTTTTTCGTTATTTTTTGCAATTTCATCTTTGGTATCGTTCATACTTGTAACCATGTTTTTAAATTCTGTACCCATGCCTCCGGTAAAATAATCTATCAATCCATCTTTGCCATAAAAATCTAAATTTTTAAACGCAGCTCCAGGTTCTACCGGAGCGTTTTGTGGTCCTGTAAGTCCCAAGCCTGAACTACCAATTCTTGGCTCAGTGCCAAAAACGGTTGATATAGTTTTTTCACCAAGTGCTAGTCCCGCTCTTGCATTGCCTAATGTTGCACTAGCAGTTGACTGCATCCCTGCAGCAAATATGTCAGTGCTGTACATTGCAGTGGCCATACCAGCAATTCTATTTGTAATATCTCTGAGACCTAAATCCATACGATTAAGTGTTTGCGTAGTTTTGCCTGCAACAGTGCCAAAGTTTGTGAGTGGTTCATTTAATTCTTTTAGCGTATTTGTAATAACACCGCCTAGAACTTTCATGTTATATTCAAAGCCTTTTTCTACACTGTCTACACCAGCACTAATAAATTTACTGTTAGCACCAAGCATAGCAAGTTGCGAAATTTCTTGTTGCATTGCTACATCACCTGCAATTGCGCCACGATTTTGATCTACTAACCGCTGTGCTTGGAGTGCAGCGTTGCCTACATATTCAATATTTCCGCCTGCCATTCCCAATTGTCTAACTAAAGGCTCAAGCGTATTAGTCAAACCTTGGTTAGCCATCATTTGCATAGCACCGGCTTCGGTAGTTACGCTACCAAAAACTGCAATTTCTTTAATTGCTGTGGCAATTTGCGGATATGCTGCAACAAGTGCATTAATTTCATCTTTGTTTTTTGCATTTAATCCATTGAGACTTGCTTGCAAAACCATGTCTTGTCTTGCGGCTCTTTGCTTGTCACGCTCTTGCTCTAGTGTAGTACCATTAATAGCAGCTAATGCTTTTTGTTGTACCACTTGCTGTCTAATTGCTAAACTGAGACTACCTGTATCATATCTAAAGTTATCAATACTTTCGCCTGCTAGTGTTAATTGTCCCAAAAATTCTGCAGTTCTGCTGCCCATGTCTTCGAAAGATAAACCTAATCTTAGCAAATCTTGTCCTTGTGTATTGATAAGATCAGCATTTTGGCGCATAAATTCTAGTGCACCTACTCTAGTTTGTCCTGCGAATCTAGCAAAGTCTGATCCTTGTTTTGATAAAATATTGTTAAATTCTTGCATGCTAAGACCTGAAGTTATAGCCGCTGTTCTAAATGCAATCATATCTCCACCTAGCAGTGCACCAGTTTGCTGAGCTTGTCTATACTGTTTGCCCATTTCGTTAATATCACCGGCAACAACACCTAATGCTAATGCTACACCGTCGATTCCTGCTCTTGCAAGAGCACCGCCTTTCTCGCCAAGAATATCTAATATGCCGCCTTCTTTTGTTATACCTTCTTTCAGTGCGCCGCCGGCGGCTATTATTGTATCCAGTGGCCCTTGCGCAGCAGCTCTAGAAATTCCTTGCAAGTCCCGAACACTTCTTGCATATCTTTGCTGTGCAATTATTACTTCTTGCGAACTGCGATTGATGCCTTTACTAGCATCGTCTAGTCCTGCAGAAGCACTGCGTCCTGCACTGGCAACTCCTGTTAAAGCACTGCCTGCTTTATTTGCACCACTAGCCAGTGTGCCTAGCCCAGGTCCTCCGTCATCGCCATTTTGTCTTTGAATAGCCGCGAGAATACGCTGCATGGTTTGTTCTTCAGCAAAACCATTTGCGTCTATATACCCGATTCCAGGAACTTCAATACTGGGCAAGAAAAAATCTCCAATTATATGCGTATATAAATATACACACAGTATCATATTTATATTGTATTTACCTGGAGAAAATTATGGTCGATGTACCCGAGAGTTTTTCAATGAACCCCGAACAACTTGCACAAATGCAAAACAAAACGAATCCACTTGCAAAGTATATGCGCACACCAAGCATTTACCTAAAACTTCCTAGTCAAGGAGCATGGTATCCACAGGATAGTTTAACTGTGCCAGTAAACGGAGAACTAGGTGTAATGCCTATGAGCACCAGAGATGAAATTGCTGTAAATACTCCAGATGCACTTATGAACGGTCAAGCAGTAGTGGATATGGTGGAAAGTTGTATACCTAGCATTAAAAATGCTTGGCATATTCCAAGTGTTGATGTTGATGCAATCTTTATTGCGATCAGAATTGCAAGTTACGGAGAGCAAATGGAATATAGAAGCACTTGCCCGAAGTGTGAAAATCAAGACAATTATGAAATTGATCTTAGACAGTTTCTAGACTTGCAGGTAGACATATCTGGGTACACACAACCTTTTGATTACAAAGGCATGCAAATACACTTGCAACCCAGCAACTATTATGCATTAAATCTGAACAATTTAGAACTGTTCGAGCAACAGCGTATGATGCTTGTAATCAATGACGTTGACATGAACGAAGAAGAAAAAAGAAAGAGATTCAATGACATTTTTGCTAGAATGACAAACTACACTGTGCAAAATGTTACTAGCAGTATCAGCAAGATTGTTACTCCGGAAGGCGAAGAAGTATACGACAGAGACTTGATCAGTGATTTTGTTAAAAACAGTGAACGAACATTCTTCGAAGTCTTACGCAAAAGAATTGACGAAATCAACAAAGGCATCCCAGAAAAGACTGTGCGCACTACTTGTGATAGTTGCAGTCATGAATACACAACTCCATTTACATTTGACCCAGCAAATTTTTTCGCATCCGCCTCTTAACACTGTCTAATCCTGAGATTGAGGGGCTACTAAAGGATTATGATAAGCGCATAGCCGACATTAAATCCGCAATGGCTAAGTTAGTTTGGTATATGCGTGGAGGTGTTACTATGTCAGAACTATTCGACACACCACTAGAAGATTACAAGTTTTTCAATGCGGTTATTGATGAAAATGTTGAACTTAGTAAGAAGTACAAGCAACTAATACTTTAGGAATGAACTTCGTTCATTCGTTCATTTCACTGTCGTTCATTCACTTTTTCTTTATTAGAACATATAATTTAATGAGCGAAGCGAAGTGCTATCATCTCGAAGTTGAACTCATACTTCACCCGTTGCCGGGTGAAGCTATGAAAAAAGACGCCATCATCTGCGTGTCTCGCTCATCTGTTATAAGAAGATTGCATTGCTGCACGGAGGCGGAAACCCGTTTACCCCCTACTTCAGCCTTCACTGATAGTTTCGGAACCTTTCATGTACCATAACAGCAATACATGTCCAGCCGCGGTTGCTTTTTCTCAGAGCCGCTATCTTTTGTGCCTAAAGTTGGTTTTACTTGTGTCAACGACGGTTTAATGCGCAGACCGTAAACGCTAAATTATTTCTATTGTGACACTATCTAGCCATTTAATTGTTTGTTGTTGAGAATACCTTTTTGATGTACTCTCACTCTAATGTGCCCGTTGTACCATTCGTCGGATTCTAATACTTTGTGATTGAATTGTTCTCTCGCTTCAATGTAACTTAGTTCACTTTTGCTGGTGCAATAGAACAGTATTTCACGCTTGAAACTTTGTGGGCCTAGTTCAGCAACGTCTGCTGATAGTTCGTCTGATGAGCCATAATATTCGCGCCAGTCTGATTCTACTGTAGTGCGCCGTTTGTTTTTTCTGCCTTTGAGGGGTGGTTTTGTGCGTTTGAATTGTGCCAGTTTTTTGCCAATGTATTTTCTATTGTTAGTTAAGTTTGTAATCAAATACACAAAGCCCACGGAACCTTCGGGTAGTTCTTCGACGGGTTTGTCATTGTAATACCAAGGTTCCATGTGCTTTGTATATATGCATTTTTACATGCTGTTCTTCTTTTCTTGAATTTCAGCGCGGCGTGACTTAGTTAGTTTTCCAAGTTCGCCTAGTGCTTTACGAGCACGAGTTGCTGCAGCCTTGACACCTTTAGTTTCAAATGCTTCGTGTTCTTTCAAGTATGCTTCGTATTGTTCTACAATTTGTTCGTGTGACATTTTTATGTCTCCTATACTAGTTCTACATCAGTGTCATAACTGGTAAAGCCATTTTCTTTGATAACTTTAAGGACATTGTTGACCCTGCCTATGAGTTCATCTTTATGGCTTACCAACCATATACTTTTGTTTCTTTCTCTGCTCATGCGCTTTAGTACGCCCATAGCATTTTCTACACCTGCTGAATCCATTCCGCTGTCTACTAGTTCGTCGATAAACAACAGGTTAATAGGCTGATATAAACTTTCCCAAACATCTCGAAATGCCCAACTAAGACTTAGTATAAGTCTGTTGCGTTCACCTCTGCTTAGATTGTCAAAGTCTAAATCTCTTCCTAATTCTTGTATTTCTACTGTTAGATCATTTTGAAATACCACTGTGTGAGGTAATCCAACTGCTCCTAAGTATCCTTCTAGTCTTGTGTTCAAATACGCAAGATTTTGATCAATGATCCTCTTGCGAATAAAACTATCTTTATTAGTTAGCAATTTTAACAAAAATTCTTGATGATTCTGCACACGAGTAAGTTCATTAATTGTATCCCAACTTATTTCTTGTACTGCAGTAGTTTCCATGTCTGCTATTTGATCGGTGTAAAGGTCACTTTCATCTTGCTTACTTTGTAGTTGTGATTCCAATGTGGATAGGCTTGAACGATGGTTGTGTGCATCAGTGGCGCTATCATAGAAAGTTCGCGGTTTGCTTGGCACTGTTTCTTCTTGAGTTCTGAGTTCTGTAATTGCTGCTTGTAGTTCAGCAAGGAAACTATTTGCTTCGTCATATTCTTTCTCCGCTTTTTCAATCTCTTTTTTATGGCTGTCCAAGTGTTCAATGCTTTGCTTGCAACTGTGACACACTCCATCTTGCCAGCCCACTAGAGCCTTTTTTGCTTTAGCAACATCACGCTCTGCTCTACCTTCTTGTGCTTGCAGTGCAGCAATGTCTTTTTGTAGTTGTACCTGTGCATTGTTTAGTGTGTTCCAGTCTGCAAGTTCAGTGTGCGCTCTAAGTTCAGCATCAATGTCAACATGACTAAGATCATTGATTGCTGTTTTAAAGTTAGCAATGTCCTGATCTTTTTTCTCTTGCCACATACGCTGTCTGCGCTTTAGTGCCTCAACTTGTTCTACAATCTTGCCATTGGCTTCTTCGACTGCTTTGATGCGGAACTCTTCTTCTTGTATCTTGTTCTTAGTTACACGCACCATCTCTTTGAGATTCTCTGCCTTTTCAGACAAAATTGTAATACCCAACAACTGTTCAATAATAGCTCGCTGGTCGTTAGTGCGCATGCTTAAAAATGGCTCACTGTAGGTGTTCAGCGCAAGTACATGTTTAAACATATCATGACTCATACCCAACAGTTCTTCAATAGCCTTTTGTGTTTCCCTGCTATCGCCTTGTGCGTTATCGTCTGTTTCTTGTTCTGTATTGTTGATGTAAAACTTTAGTACATTTGGTTTGCGGCCGCGCTCGATGCGATAACCTAGTCCATCTTTTTCAAATTCAACAGTGACCAGCATGTTTTTGCCATTGGTCTTGTTGATCAAGTTATCCTTGCGAATGTTTGTAAGTGCATTGCCGTATAGTGCATAACTTAGTGCATTGATAATAGTGGTCTTGCCAGTACCATTTCTACTGCCAGCATCACCTCCACCTGTGTCTAAATTTTCACCCAGCACAAGTGTAAGGTCATTGCGGTTAAAGTCAATGGCTTGTGTGGTATTACCCACACTCATAAAGTTTTTTACTGTAAGTGTATCAAGTTTGAACATAAAGGATAAAGTTTCTTTGCTATTTCTTGCTGTGCTTCTTCGAGTAAATGCCCAGTTTTTCCAATTGGATAGATTAGCCTCAACTGTGTAATATAAAAATCTTCTATATTATAATAACATCTGGTATCAATTAAATCAATATATTGCTGTATCTCGCAGTATTGTGCGTACAGTTGTTCATCGGTCATTACATCAAAACACACTAAGTTTTTGATGTTGTTATTGAAGTTTTTCCATTCGGACACATAACTAGAATATCTGTTATGTGTAGCATTTAGCATTACATAAGGCTGATCTTGCATGTATCTTTGCAATAGTATTATCTGTTGTAACCAATGCTTAAATGCATACAAATCGTTGTACCAATGCATGTAATGCAACTTGCTGTATTTTTTAAAACTATCACGCTTTCCGTATAAACTGTGTTTAAGTTGTGGGTTGAAGTTTACTTCGAAATTATTATCTGGGTCGTATCTGGTAGTGCGTTCTATATGAGTCCAAGCAATGATTTTTAGTGTAGTAGGTTTAGATTTTACTGTTTGATAGACTATTCTTTCGTTTGATCCGCCACTTACTGCATTGTTTACACAGTCTAACTCTAACATGTTTGCCAGCAAATAGGGCCATGCTTGTGTTTTATCCGTTAAATCGTCACCATAAGTATGACTGCATCCAGTTACCCAAAGCATTAAAGATTCCTGTAGATATCTAACATCAAGTTACGATCATATTGATCGCTTTCGATCTGTTGCAGTTGACTAGTAACAATAGTATCCACACTTTCAAAGTTGATCTCACCTGAGATTTGCATGTCCATGTCCTCAACTTTTACAGGAATCAAACTCATTTCACGCAGTTGATACTCATCCATAAAAGTTTCTTTGATAAAGTTTGCTTCTTCGTAACTGATGTCTACATCTAAGTTAACACGAGCATAGGTCTTTGGACCAAGATACTTTTCAGGACCTTCAAGTAGTTGGCTGATCTTTAACATGCGATACTTGGGTTGCTCGGGCCAAGCAATAAACTCTCTTGTGCCGTCCCAGTCCAATAGCATCATACCTCTGTCATCATCCCATGCATCGCTGTAGTTGTGTGCAAATGCATTACCTGTATATACAACATTTCCTCGTTCTTGACGCTTGTGAAAATGTCCTGTGAACACAGTACCACAACGACCAAAGTCATTTGCATTAAGCTCACCGTGATCAGGCATCTGTACCATAGCGTTCATATAAAAGTGAGGAAGTTCAAAGTGACCGATAACATAGTCAGCAGTAATTTTCTGCATTTGCTTGTGTTCATCACCTACTAACCATGGAACAAACGCAACACCATCCACTGTGGTAATGTCATTGTAAAGTTGGATATTCTCAAACTTTTTAATAAAAGCAATGCTGTTGTAGTCGCGTTTGTCACGATAGTATTCATCATGGTTTCCGGGGATAAAGTGTATTGTATCAAACGAATCGTTTAGTAAATCCAATGCGGCAATACTGTAGTTCAGCGTAGCGACATTAATACTTGCTCGTTGATGATGCCAGTCGCCCATAAAGATGCAGGTATCTGCACCCTGTGCTTTAGCCTCTTTACAAAACCAAGTAACAAAGTCCAGACAATCTTTGTTGAATGTCTGGCTATTGCTTTTGTTACCAAAGTGAATATCCGTGAATACGGCGGCCCGTTTGAACAAACTCATGTGTGTATTATAGCACCTTGTAAGTTATTGTCAAGAAGAAGTAGTAGAGGTTTCTAGTGGTTTTTCGTAATCTGCTCGTGCTTGAATCTCATTTTCAGTTTGCCGAGTGTAACTTGGATTTAGACCAGCATGTTCTAAAATATCATCTCTAATTATTTGATTTTTTTTCTCTAGATTCAATACACGGGTAAAACTATTTGTAATAGCCGCAGTGTAGTAAGCAAATGGATTCTCACTTTTGCTTTCATCAAACTGTAGACCTATCTGTGTAAGTTGTAGCAGTGCTTGGCTACGCATTTCATCATTGTAGGTATAGCCGCGCCAGTTACTACGAGTTCCGTAGCGTTCACATAACTTCATGTACATACGGGCAAGTTTGTTTGTGGTCTTGCCGTGTATTTTACTAAAGTTACCATTTTCTAGTCCACCTTCCCAGTGACTTTTGCCAACACAAACTGCAACATCATTGTCATCCAGTCTAAAGTGTTGAAAAGGAGGGAAGTTGCACTGGATGTGATGGTCAGCAACAGTTTTAGGATTCTTTTTACGACCTGGGTGCAGAGGAATGTGATCATGTGTCATAACACGAAATACCACATCTTTTTTGTCAATTTTCTTCCAGTCTACTGCAAAGTCTGCTTGTTTTACTTTTTCACCGCGTTCTTTTGCTGCTTCGTATGCTTGTTTTTGTATTCTGTCTGCCTGATTGCGTTTTGCTTGTGCAATAGTACGAATGTTGATTTTATCCACATTTGGTAGGATAATGTCATAAACATCGTCGCCATCTGCAACAAAACTACTGTAAGTATTCTTAGATAAATGAATTTCTTTCAACAAATCGCGATTGTTGAGATAATTTCTCCGTTTAATCATGTGGTGAGATTCCTTTTAATATGCGTATATTATACAGCCTATAAATATACTTATCAAATAAAAAAACAAGGATTTTTTAATGGCATTTGATTTAGGTAGTAAATTTAGTAGAAAGATTAGCGGTACTGTTACCGGTGGACTGGATAAAATCCTTCCTGGTAATGATATTGTTAGTAAAACTGCAAAAAGTGTATTAGGTGCTAGTGGTAACAGATTACTACAAGCAGGCCTTAATTTTGCAGGAGTTAACATTCTTGGCGAAGATCTTTTTAATAATATTAAAAGTGCAACATTTAGAGATAATGACACAAGAGTGCGGATAGGGCTAAGTCCGGGCAGTGGCAGTATTTTTTACAAAGATCCTGGTAATCAAATACTTGCTCCGCTGTTAGACACAGATGGCATACTTTTTCCTTATACACCAAATGTAAACATTAACTACAGTGCAAGTTACAGTGCAATACAGCCAACTCACACAAATTATGCGCAACACAGCTATGCTCAAAGTGCAGTTGACTATATTGGTATAAATGGCATGTTTACTGCAAACACAGCAGACGAAGCACGATATGTACTAGCAGTACTACACTTTATGCGTTCAGCAGTTAAGATGTTTTATGGTACAGATGGTACAAGAGGCACACCTCCACCAGTTTTAAGATTTAGTGGATATGGGCCATTTCAATTCAATAGTGTACCAGTTGTATTGGGTAGTTTTGCACATGATTTTGAAAACAGTGTGGATTACATTGAAGTACCTCTTGCAAGTAGTCCAGATGCAAGCACTAAAACAATGGTTCCTACACAGATGATGATTAATATGAACTTGCTTCCTATCTATACTAAATCACAGGTAAGACAGTTTAGTTTAGAAGGATTTGCAAAAGGTGATTTCATAGGCAAACCTGGCGGTCCTGGAGGGTTTATTTAATGGCTGTACAATATAGACCAGATAGTCCTTATGCAGATACAGAAATGTTTGAAAACTATTTGGATGTGCTAACACCTAGATTTATCAGGCCTTATCAAGATGATGTTCTGCACACGCTAACTAAAGTTCACGAATATCGTCCAGACTTATTGGCATTTGACTTGTATAGTAACAGTAATCTCTGGTGGGTTTTTCAAGCTCGTAATCCAAATGCAATCGAAGATCCAATTTGGGATTTTAGACAAGGACTTAAATTTTACATTCCGAAAAAAGCAAATATTGAAGCATCGCTAGGAATCTAACATGCCAGAACCAACTTACAAAAAGTTGAACAATCCAGTACCACAAGACCTTAGTCTTTATGATGATACTCAGGCTGGGCAAAAAACTGATGATCTTAGTGTTTACAATTACCAAGATATAGATGGTATTACTAGATTTAATGTAGGCCAAGCACAAAAAGATGGACAACTTGTAGACAGAGGTAATTCATTTATTGATGAATATGGTAGACAGGTCATTAACATTGCTCCTGCACCGAAAGATCAAGGCACTAAAAATCAAAATGTTAGTTCGGGCCCGCCCGAAGAGCCTTATAAGGATTACGATGATGCAATTCGCCGCAAACTTAGAACTTCGCCTGAGGGCAGTAAATATCTAGGTACAGATCGTGCAGCACTGGATATTGGAATCCCTGGTGCAGGCGGGCTTGCAACTACAAAAATAAAAAATAGTAAAGATGTAAGCAATAAAACTCCTCCTGTTTTTGCAGCAGATCTCAGTACAATTAACATTGATGCTAGGCGCAATGAACTTCATAATTTTAGCAGTTATACTTACAACATTGCACTTTATATGATGGATAGCAAGAAGTACATTGACCTAACTAGAAGTCCTCGTAATATTCAACAAGTTCTTGCGAGTAGTCAACTGCTAATGCGTAGTGGAGGAGTAGGCTTTCAAGGCAGTGAACTATTTGGTGATCAGTTCTATATAGATGACTTGGAAATTTATACAGTAGGGCTTGCTCCTAGTAAACTTAAACACAATACAAACGCTACAAATATATCATTTAAAGTATACGAACCTCGAGGTGTAACACTTTTAGATAAACTAAGACAACAAGCAAGTCAATTTTTGCGCACGGGCGAAAGATATACACAAGCGCCATATCTATTAGAAGTAAGTTTTAAAGGATATGATGCTAATGGAACACCTAGTACAGATATAGTAACTCCAAAATATATTCCTATTAAAATTACAGACTTTGATTTTCAAGTACAAGAAAGCGGCAGCGTTTACAAAATTTCAGCAATACCTTTTGCACATTTTTCTTATGGACAAATTACAAGCACTATTCCTGTAAACTTAGAAATTAAAGCAAGTACAATTGGGGAAATTTTTTCATCTAAGGGAAAAACTACTACACAAGAACTAACAGGTTATAGATATGATGACGATGATGAAGGCGAGGGTGAACCACAGTACAAAACAGTGTATGGCACAGCACCTGTTACACTAGGAGAAGCACTTACTAACCATTACAAAAATCAAACCATACCGCCGCAGCAGAGGGCCCAAACGCAATTAGATAGCAATGGCGAAACTGTTTCGTATGAAAAATTAAGTGATGTTTCGGATGCATTGCTTTATGATGAATATAAATTCACAATAGGCGACGCCATTGCCAATGCAACAATTAATCATGCGGATCTTTTTGAAGCATTGAACAGTCCAATGCCTAAAGACAATAGTTCAAGTAAGCAAGCAGATGCAAGTCAATTTAAAGCATATGCTGCAGGCTTGGCAAATCAAATTCAACTTGATAAAGAAACTTTTATTTTCAAAATTAATGCTGGTACTGATTTAATAAAACTGATCAATCTACTAATAATGCATAGTAGTTACATGGATAGCAATATACTAGATCGTCCGGATAGTTCTGTTACTTCAGGTAAGCCAATTAATTGGTTTAAAGTTAATCCTTTCCTGGAAGAGTTTAGGGGTTACGATGCTAAAACTGGAAATAGCAAATATACAATAAACTATGCTGTTGTACCTCAAGCCATATATGGGCACGACTTTCCATGGGCACCTAAGAGTCTGCCGCCGGGCGACGGTGTACACAAAGTTTATAATTATATCTTTACTGGACTAAATGAAGATGTATTAAAATTTGATCTGAGATTTGACACTACATATTTTCGTACGATGCTGCAAAAGAATGGCACAATTGATGACAAGCCTGCAGATGCAGATTTTCAACATCAAATCAAATATGTTGCAAACAGTGTAGAAGGTGATACAACTAATAATTCTCCGAACCTAAAACGCAGCCGAGCAAAAGATTTGTTTAGTAGCATGCTTGCAGATGGCATGGATCTAATTAATTTAGATCTAGACATTGTAGGAGATCCATGCTATATTACTACAAGTGAATGGTTATGGCAAGATTTGCTATACCAAGGTAGACAGTATGAATCGGCATGGATGCCAGATAATACAATAAACTTTGAACTAGGAACTCCGTATATACTTGTAAACTTTCAAACACCAACAGACTATGATCCGATTACTGGACTAGCAGATCCTAACAGAGCAGAAAACAGTAGATTTAGTGGAAAATACAAAGTAATGGGAATTGAAAGCACATTTTCTGGTGGTGTATTTCAGCAAAATTTAAGCGGAGTAAGATTAGATTTACAAGAATTAAGAAAAGGTCAAGTAGGAAAAACAGGAACTAGCATTGGCAGCAAAGAAAGAACCGAAACTGCTATCGAATCTGAAAAACTTACACTACAAAACAGTAGTGGTTATGGAGAAATTGGCAGAGTTCCTAGAGTAAATGGTGCAGCAACAGTACTAGGCACCGCTGCTAGTGAAGATGCTTATAGTGAAATACCACAAACATTTCCGCTTACAAACACTGCATTAACTGCAGACATAGCACTAGGCCCAGATCAAACAGTAAATTATATTGAAGATCCGGATGGTGTAAGTGCTACTGCACAATGGTTATCAAGATTATAGTAGGAACAATCAATGGGTACTGATACACCAAGAATGAGTCGCAGAGGAGGAGATCCAGACTACGATAGTGGTCAAATACGCGGCGTAAGAGAAGAACGAGGAATTGTAGAAGGCATTGTAAAAGCAAATGTTCATGGCACCCATATGGGCGTCATCAGCGTATTCATACCTAGATTTGGTGATGCAGAAAACAATAAAGAACAATGGCGACAAGTAAAATACTGTACTCCTTTTTACAGCAGAACTAATACTGTCGGTCCAAATGATAATTTTTTAGATGTAAAAACCACTGCAGGGATCATTACTCCTCCGCCTGATCTAGGCACAAAAGTTTTGTGTTTTTTTCCTGATGGCAGAAATGCTGCAGGTTATTATTTTGCATGTGTTCCGGACACATACATGATGCAAACCATTCCTGAAGCAAGCGTAAACAAACAAGGCGAAGCAGCTACAGAATTTAACGATAATATTAATGGCAATTTTCCTATTAAGAAAGTTAACAATTACAAAGAACCTAATAGACCGCTAGATGTATACACACAAGGGCAATTGATTGCTGCAGGCTTAGAAACTGACACTGTTAGAGGCACTAGCACAAGTACTGTTATGCGCGAAAGTCCAAGCGAAGTAATGGGCATTGCTAGTAAAGGTAGAAGGATTACAAACCAGGGCTTGGATTTTTTAACTACTTACAAGTCGCAACTAACGGATCAAAGCACAACAGATAAAAAAATACTAGAAGGGTTGCTCAATCCTACCTATCGTAAAAAAGGACATAGTATTTCGCTTGACGACGGCGACATAGATGGCGCTAGTAATCAAATTCGTTTGCGCACAAGCACCGGTCATCAGATACTATTGAACGATAGTGAAGGTGTAATTTACATCAGTAATAGAGCAGGCACTGCCTGGGTAGAGCTTGGTAGTTCTGGCACAATGGATGTCTATGCTATAGACAGTATTAATTTTAGAACAAAAGATTTTAATGTGCATGCTGATGGAAATATTAAATTTCACAGTAAAGGATATAGTCAATTTATAAGTGACCAGCAACTGCAAATACAAAGTAAAAGTCAAACTGTGATTGGTAGTCAAGGTGAAACAGGTGTAAGCGGTACTAGTGGACTGCATCTTTACAGTGGCGCCGATCTTCGTGCAACTTCTAGTAGTGCTATGTATCTAAATACAGGCGGAATTGCAAGTATTAAAGGCAGTCTTATTCTTTTACAAGGCCCATCGATTCCGGCAAAGAGTGCAAAAACTATTGCAAATTCTCAAAAACAAGACACACAGTTTGACGAAGGCCAAGGCAAATGGATTATCAGAGATCCTGTGCAAACCAGTGTTGACCGTGCAGTTACTCATGAACCTTTCCCGGAACATAATCAGCCTAACCAACCGGCACCATTTAGCGGAGGCTTGCAAGGCGGTGGCGGCGGTTTTGCTGGAGCATTTAGTATTGTTAGTAGTGCAGCCAGTTTTGCTGGTGCAGCAGGATCAATTGGCGGCGCAATACCAACAGGTATTGATGGAGGACTAGTTGCAGGTGCAGCAAATGCAGGCGGACTTGGGTTAGGAGCAATACCAACAGGTATTGATGGAGGACTAGTTGCAGCCGCTGCACAGAATTCTGGGTTCACCGGCGGATTTGCAAATCAATTTAGCAGTAGTTTGTCGCAGTTTTCAGCAGCAGGCGGTGCATTTGGACCATTGCAACAAAGTCTAAGCACTGGCACACTTAGTAAAGTTATAGGTGATGCCAACGGAGCATTCGCTGGCGCCTTCAACAGTTTACCAGGTGCTTTGTCGCAAGTGCAAGATGCACTTCCGGGTGTGGTTGGACAATTAAACAGTGGTGCATTTGCAAGTCAGTTTTCCGGTGATCTTGCTAGTTTTTCAACTCAATTTCCTCAGGCGTTAGGAACTGTAGGGAACTTTTTTCCTCCAGAAATTACAAGCATTGTTACAGACAATATTGGTAATATAAGCAATCTTGCACTGCAAAACGCAGAAAATTTGCCAAGTATTGCTGGAGGGTTATTACAAACTGCACCTGCTCAATTTGATAATCTAAGTAATATTCTAAACAGTCCTAATTCATTTAAAATACCAATAACAGATATTGCAAAACAAGTTAATACAGGTTTTAGTATTGGTGCATTGGATACAGAAGCAATTGCAGGATTAAATGCTGCAGTTGCTAAATCTGCAGGCACATTAAACAATCCTGCTTTTGTTGATAGCATAACAAAAAGTGTAGGGAAATTTGGATTTAATGTTGATCAATTAAAATCAACAGGATTTGTTCGTCCGGATGCAATATTTAATGACCAACTTAGTGATGCTAGTGTATGGACAGGCAAAAATGGAATGAGCAATTTGTCAACCTTCCTAAGCAATAGCCAGGTACAAGATCAAGTGCAGCAACAGTTGATTGCCAACGACTATCAAAGTTTAGTGAACACAGGAGCAATTAAGTCCGGAGATGGTCTTGCGGAAACAATGGGTATGCTTACTGCAAGCCTAAACAGTAGTCCGGAAGTAGCAGCTCTTGTTCGTGCGAATCAACAAAATCTTAATATCTTAAAAAACACAACCAATATTCAAGATCCGGCTAATGCACAAACAATAATAGAACAAATGATGAAAACCGGTGCTGCGGCTGCTAACGAAATTGCTAGACTTAAAACTCAAAACCAAGATCAAGCAGTTCAGAACTATGCACCTCGGTAAATAGTTATAAGGAAAACAAATGGCAGTAGCAACTTACAAAGGTTTTAGTACAGTTAACAATACTTTTGGTACTGTAAAACTTACAGACACAGATTTGATAAAAAGAGATTTACTTAATCATTTTGCAATTCGCAAAGGCGAAAAACTAATGAATGGTAACTTTGGAACCAGTCTGCGTGACTTAATAATGGATCCGTTAACTGAGCAAACAAAACAGGTTATTGTGCAAGAAGTCAACGATGTTATAAGCACTGATCCTAGAGTTGTGCCAGAAAATGTATTAATAGATGAATTCGATAAAGGCATTTTAATTGAAATGACACTAAGGTATCAGATTACAAATCAAGTAGAAACCCTACAAATAAGATTTGATCGATCTGACGAAACTATAAGTTAATTAATAATATACCTACTTTATTCCGTAAATAAATACTGCAATAGAATAGGAATGTTATAACATGGCTGCCAGTACAAGACAATCAAATTTATTCGCTGCTGAAGATTGGAAGAAAGTCTACGAGACCTTCCGCGAAGCAGACTTTCAGAGCTACGATTATGAAACCATTCGCAAGAGTATGGTCGAATATATTCGTAACTACTATCCGGAAGATTTCAATGATTTCATTGAATCGAGTGAATATGTTGCACTTATTGATCTAATTGCATTCCTAGGTCAGAGCCTTAGTTTCCGTGCAGACTTAAACGCTCGTGAAAACTTCCTGGAAACAGCAGAACGCAGAGACAGCATACTACGCTTGGCTCGCATGCTTAACTACTATCCAAAACGCAATCAAATTGCTCGCGGATTATTAAAGATTGTTAGTGTAAGAACTACTGAAGAAATTTCCGACAGTAATGGAAATAATTTGCGCGATGTAGATATAGAATGGGCAGATATTACAAACACTGACTTTTTAGAGCAATTCACTACTATTATCAATGCTGCTTTGGTTAGTACACAAAAGTATGGAAATCCAGCATTAAAAACTACTATTGGTGGTGTAAATGTTGAAGAGTATCAGATTAAACTTCAAAGTAACACTATTCCAATTTATGATTTTCAAAGTACTGTAGGTGCACAAAGCCTTGACTTTGAGCTTGTAAAAGGCACTTACAGTGGCACTGATTACTTGTATGAAGTTCCTCCTGCTCCGAGCAGTACATATACTATTCAGTACAGAAATGACAACAGAGGTTTTAGCAGTGCCAACAACGGATTTTTCTGTTACTTCAAACAAGGAAGTTTACAGAGCGCAGACTTTACAATTGAAGAGAAATTGCCTAATAGAATTGTTGACATTGATATTAATAACATCGATGATAATGATGTTTGGTTATACAAATTAGATGATCAAGGCAGAGAATCGACTCGCTGGACAAAAGTGCCTGCTATTAGCGGTAACAATGTTATCTATAACAGTTTAAGTAATAAGAATAAAGATCTATTTACAGTTCGAAGCCGGGCCAATGATCAAATTAGTCTTGTGTTTGGTGATGATGTTTTTAGCAATATCCCAGTGGGCGATTACCGTGTATACTTTCGTGTAGGTGCAGGAACAACCTATAAGATTTCTCCAAATGATATGAAAAATATCACTGTTAATATTCCTTATATCAGTCATGCAAACCAAATTGAAAATCTAGTGTTGACACTAAGTCTACAAACCACAGTTGCAAATGCAAGTGCAAGAGAAAATCTTGCAGATGTAAAAATAAAAGCACAGCAACAGTATTACACACAAGATCGTATGATCACTGGCGAAGATTATCAAATTCTGCCATATACAAAATTTAATAATATTCTAAAAGCAAAAGCAATTAACAGGACTGCTAGTGGTATTAGTCGTTACTTGGATGTGCGTGATACAACAGGCAAGTATAGTAGTACAAACATTGTTGCAGAAGATGGCATTTTCTATCGCACAGAAGATTTACAACAATTTCAATTTACTTTTGTTACAAAAAGTGATATTAATAATACTATTAGTACACAAGTAGAGCGCAACATTCTTAAAAATTCTAGTTTACATTTTTACTATAAGAATTATGGAGGCATTAGTGTAACTGGACTAAGTGCAAGTTGGAATCTAACAACTACCACTAGTGGATCATGTACAGGTTACTTTAAAAATGATGTCAACAGTCCGTTAAAAATTGGCGACTTTGCAAGTAGTAATTTAAAATATGCAAAAGTAGGTGCACTTGTAAAATTTACTGCTCCTAGCGGCAAAGTCTTTGATATTAATAACAACCTAATCGACGGAACCAGTGGAACTATTAACACTAGAGACTTTATTTGGGCAAGTTTAAGCCAGGTAGTAACAGATGGTACCAATCAGGGCGTTGGTAATTTAGAAACAGGCGTTGGGCCAGTAACACTTAGTGAAGTTATTCCGCAAGATGCAATCTTAGATCAAATTATTGCAAACTGGAATACAACAATTAGTAGTACAACGAGAAGTGCTATTATTGATGCAATAAGCGATTATAAAACTTTTGGCATAAGATTTGATAGAGACACACAGCAATGGATTATTATTGATGCATTGAATTTGGATCAAGCAACAACATTTAGTTTAGTCCATGCAGGCAATACCAGTAATACCGGATTAGATAACAGTTGGTTCTTTAAGTTTACAAATGACGGAAGTACCTATACTGTAAACTTTAGAGATACAAGTTACATTTTTGAAAGCAAATTAGAAACACGCTTTTACTTTGATAATGATTTGAAAATTTTTGATCCTAGAACTGGTAAAACAATTAGAGACAAAATTAATATTTTGAAAGTTAATAGTTTGCCTGACAGTAATAGCAGTCTTGCAGTTGACTATGCTATGCAGGTCGACGATGTAATAACAGAAACAGATGGCTATACACTAACAAATCGCATTAAAGTAACATTCCCAGATACAGACAGTGACGGAGTAGTAGACAATCCGGAAATATTTGATATTGTTGTAGCACCAAATACAAATTCAAGTACTAAAGTTGTATTTTATCAAACAAGTACAGCAAATGGCGGGTATCTAACATACACCCCAGTCGCTACTACTAGTGTTGAACAAAGATATACAACGAGAGCAGCAATTAATGAAGTGCTTGCACAATTTGGTAGCGGCCAAGTTTTCTATGCAAGTGCAGAAGATACATTTTATACACTAAGCATAAGTGGTACTAATGTTAAAAGTATAGCACGATCTACTGATTATGTTAAACGCATTGGACGCAGTGATTTGTTGTTCCAGTATACACACAACAGTCCAAACAACAGACGCATTGATCCTAGTCCAAGCAATATTACCGATTTGTTTTTGCTAACAAGCCAATATGATAGAGATTATAGAAACTATATAGTAGACTTATCTGGCAGTATTACAAAGCCAGTAAAACCTACTACTAATGATTTGCGTGACCAATACGGCAGTTTGGAGCAATATAAAAGTGTAAGTGATACAATTATTTTTAACAGTATAACCTACAGACCACTATTTGGCGACAAGGCAGAAGAAGAATTGCAAGCAAGTTTTAAAGTAGTAAAAAATAACAGTACACTAATTAGTGACAGCGAAATCAAAGAGCGTGTAATTGTAGCAATTAACGAATACTTTGCAATAGAAAATTGGGACTTTGGAGATACTTTTTACTTCAGTGAGCTAAGTGCTTATTTGTATAATGTACTAAGTCCAAATGTGTTAAGTATTGTAATTGTACCAAAACTTGCAACAAGTAATTTTGGTAGTTTGTTCCAAATTCAAAGTCAGAGAGATGAGATATTGATTAGTGCAGCAACAGTAAACGATATTGAAGTTATCGATGTTATTACTGCAAACAGTTTACAAGCAAGTGGTAATGTTGTTAACACTACTAGTACTAATTTAAGTGCTGAAAGTGCAAGTGCAAACGGTTCTAATACTTCAGTAAATACATCAACAAATACAACAACTACTTCGACTACTACTTCGACTACTACTTCGATTAGTTCAAGCACTGGGGGTTATAGTTACTAATGGCACTTCGTAAAAGTTCAGTATTACTTCCGGATATTTTCCAAACAGGTAAGAACAGCAAGTTCTTAAATGCTACAGTTGATCAATTAATCAGTGAACCTAATCTTAAAAGAATCAATGGTTACATTGGTAGAAAGTTTAGCAAAAACTATACAGTTGGTGATAGTTATATAACTGAAATTGACAGTGGCAGACAGAACTATCAATTGGAACCAGCGATTGTATATAAATCTCAAGATAAAAGAATTGAACACTTAACAGGTTATCAAGACTTTATTGCAAGATTAGGATATAACAATGTCGACATACGCACTCATAGCGATTTGTTTACACAAGAATACTATAACTATAGTGGATTTGTCGACATGGATAAACTTGTAAACTATGGTGAATACTTTTGGTTGCCTGCCGGCCCAGATAGTGTGCAAGTTTTTAACAATATTGTTGACAGTGAAAAAGATTACACAGTATACCGCGATGGCACAACCTATAGAAGTATAGGGCTAGATGAAGTAGAGTATGATGTAGGAAAATATGACGAAACTACTAGTGATATTGTACAAGGCGAACCTAACTATAGATTTGATAGCACAACATCAGATCCTAATCCTACATTAATTCTTGCTCGCGGTGGTGTTTATACATTTAAAGTAACACAGCCTGGCATTCCTTTTTGGATTCAAACAGAACCTGGCATTAGTGGTGTAACTAGTTTCAGTAAAAATACCAGTACAAGAGAAGTATTAGGAGTAACAAACAATGGCACTGATGAAGGTACAATTACATTTTTTGTACCAGAAGCAGATGATCAAAATTTACAAATTAATGCAACGCTAAGTGCAAATCCCGATTTTGCTACAACACTAACATATAAGCAACTTCATAATGTCCCTCTACAGTATATTCTAGACACATATGGCGGAATAGATGGTCAAACAGAAATTGATGGCAAAAGTTTAGTCTTTATTAATACTACAACAGAGGATGCTGCTTGGGATCAAGGTGCACTTTTTGATGCATACGGCTTTGATGATCCAAGTAATCCATTTGATGAAACAACAACTATTCCTGTTGATACACGATACGATGTATATGACATTGAAGTTAACACAGTAGGTGGGCAACAGATTGTTCAGTTGAGAAGAGATAGTGCTTGGCCCGTTGCAACAAAAGTTAAAATTAAACAGGGCAACAATTATGGTAACAGAGAGTTTTACAAAGATGCTAGTGGTATACCAGAAATTATTAAACCATACACAGCAGGAATAGACACGCTATATTATCAAGACGGCAAGGATGCAACTAGATTTGGAAAAATTAAACTTGTTGAACTTGCAACAGTTGCTCCAATTGATGTAGTAGACGACATTATAGGCAAACTTTCTTATACTAGCAATAACGGCGTTAAACTAACAAATGGTTTAAAAATTGAATTTAACGATACTGTTACTCCGAGCACATATGCTGGACGAGAATATTATGTTGAAGGTGTTGGGCAACCCGGAGGTATTGACTTAGTTCCTGCAGACGAACTTCTAACACCAGAAACTTATACAGTGAGTACAAGTGATGGGTACGACACAGTTGCTTATGACAGTGGCGGCTTTGATGGAACACTTAATGCACCAACTACTCAAGATTACATTGTAATTAATCGTGCAAGTCATGATAGAAATGCATGGAGTAGAGGAAATCGTTGGTTTCATAGAGAAGTAATTGAGATTACTGCTCAGTACAATAATTATACTGCAACAGTAGATGATAACGCAAGAGCAAAACGCCCTATTATTGAGTTTAACAGAGGACTAGGACTTTATAATATGGGCAATACTAGTATTGCACCAGTTACTGTAATTGATTCTACGCAAACAGATGCACTTAGCAATGTTAATGGTACTGCTGGTTATTTTGCAGACGGTATTGATATTCAGCAAGACAATACAATTATTTTTACAGCAGACACAGATGAAGATGTAAGAAACAAGATTTATCGTGTTGATTTTATCAACCAGGACAGTGATATTTTAACAAACGAAATTATTAACCTGGTAGAAATAGGCACAGTAGTAGATGGTAATTGTGTGCTTAGTACACTAGGTGCTACTAATCAAGGTAAACAATTTTGGTTAGACGGAAATGTTTGGAAATCTGCACAACAAAAAACAGGAATCAATCAAGACCCGTTATTTGATGTTCATGATCCTGATCATGTAAGTTTCAGCAATCAAACAAAATATCCTAGTAGTAACTTTGTTGGAAGCAAACTGTTTAGTTATAAACGCAATAACAATGTATCACCAGATGCTGTTCTTAATTTTGGTTTAAGTTATCAAAACTTTAGTCAAATTGGCGATATTGTATTTGAAAACAATTTTGATAAAGATACATTCCAGTATACAAAGACTGCAGGAAACACAGATGTAATAATAAGAAGTGGACATGCGCATTCGTTTGATAGAGACAGTAATAGATCTTTAGTTAACGGATGGACTAAAACAGTAGAACCAAGCATTCAGTATCAAGTTGTATCTTATGATGTGAACGGCGAACTTTATAGTTTTGAAATAGGTGCTCCTATTGATACATCTAAAGTTAGACAACCACTACAGGTATTTGTTAACGGAGATTTTATAAGTCCAAGCAATTACACTTACTTAAATCAAAATGATCGTTACTATGTTGTTTTTTCAACTGCTAGAACAATTAACGATAGTATAACTATTAAGTTTTATAGTAGAACAAAAGCTGCAAATAGCTATTACACTGTGCCGGATAATTTAGAAAACAATGCATCTAATACTACTTTTACCAGTCTAACGTTAGGTCAATTAAGAAACCATGCAATAGAAATCACACACCAAATTAAATCGTTCCTCGGAGAAGCACCTGGCAAGAGTAATTTACGAGATTTAAATTATAGAGCATATCCAGGTAAAATTCTACAGCACAGCGCAGGCATGATTGTTCCTGGATATGTATTGAACAATGAAAAAGCAAATCTCGTTGACAGTATTGTTTATGTAAAAAATGAGTATTCTAAATTTAAAAACACATTTTTACAAACACTAGAACAACTTGATTTGGACTTAACAAATCCAAGTAAATGCGTTGATGATATTCTAGATAGAATGAATAATAAAAAGAATAGCGTATTTCCTTTCTATTACAGTGACATGCTACCTTTTGGTAATCAAAAAACACAATTAGTATACACAATTGATGATGCTACTGAAACAGAATTTGAATTTAATACACAGTTTGATCTGACAAGCCTTAGCAATAGGGCTGTGTTAGTATATCATAACACTAATCTTCTAATAGAAGGACAAGATTATACTTTTGATACAGTAGAAGCAAAAATTGTATTAACTACAACTGGCGGCGCGGCGACACCGAGCATTAATTTACAAGTTAACGATACAATTACAATTGTAGAATACACTGACACAAACGGTAGTTTTGCTCCTCCTACTCCAAGTAAACTAGGACTGTATTATAAATTCATACCTAGAAAGTATACAGATGACACTTACAAAACTCCAAAGACTGTTGTACAAGGGCACGATGGAAGCATTTGGGTAGGATATGGTGATCTCAGAGACGATGTTATTTTTGAATTTGAAAAACGCATTTACAACAATATCAAAACTCAGTATAACAGAAACCTGTTTGACTTTGCAGATGTGATCCCTGGATACTACCGTAGTACTATTACAGACTTTGCCGAATCTAATAATATTATTAGAAGTTATTTTGGCGAATGGAGTTTACGCAATAGAGTCAAAGTGCAAGAAAATAACATTACACAAAGTGAAGATTTGTTTAGCTGGAATTACAGAAACAGTGTTAATAAACTAGATGGTACTAGAGTTCCTGGATACTGGCGAGGAATATATAAGTGGATTTACGACACAGATAGCCCGCATACTAAACCATGGCAAATGCTTGGAGTATCAGAAAAACCAAATTGGTGGGATGATCGCTATGGCGAAGCACCTTATACATTTGGTAACACTGTTCTTTGGGAAGATTTGCGTGATGGCAAACTTTATAGTGATGCAACTGGTACAACATACGAGACTTTATTAAATTATCAGCGTCCATCATTGATGGATATTATCCCTGTAACAGAACAAGGTGAACTAAAAGCACCTGCAGACTTTTTGATTAGAGATGCATATGAAACTAATGTTAATGGACAATGGGCATTTAGTGATCAAAGTCCAGTAGAAACTGCGTGGAGACGCAGTAGTGAATTTCCTTTTGTAGTGCAGATTCTTGCTGCTAACTTATTGCCTGCAAAATATGGCACACTTATGTTTGATACAAATTTGTATACCAACGATAATCAGTATGACCAAATTTTACAAAAAGGTAAAAGTTACAGACCTGGAATTGCTGATTATAAAATACATGGCAGTACTTCATCTGATGGTAGCATTAACCGCGTAGAAGGGTATAATCAATACATTGCTGAATATGTAAAAAATCAAGGGTATACCATTGACATCATTAATAATGAAATAAACAATCTAGAACTTAATCTTTGTTATGGTGTATCAGGATTTACAGATAAGAATTATATTAAGGTTGTTGCAGAGAGTGTTAGTCCTGGTAGTAGTAGTGAAAACATTTTTATTCCAGACGAGGACCTCACAATCTATACTAAGAAAAGTGCTCCGTTAGAGCGTGTTGTATACAGCGGTATTCAAATTATTAAAAGAGCAAGCGGATACGAAATACAAGGATATGATGTAGAAAATCCATTCTTTAAGATTATTCCTAGTGTGCAAAACAATAATTTTAATAATCGCACACTTGCTGATATAACCTTTTTCGAGTATCAAGATTTTGAATCTAGAATTATTAACATCCCATATGGCACAGTGATCACAACTCCGCAGCAAGTTTTTGATTTTATAGTAGGATATCAAAGATACTTGTTAAGTAGAGGTTTTGTTTTCAATGAAATCAATGAAGACGGACAGCCTTTTGATTTTGTAAGTGCTGGAATGGAGTATGCATTTTGGCTACAACAAGGATGGGCAGTTGATAGTGTATTTGTTATAAGTCCATGTTTTAATAAACTTACTATTAACAGAGAATTCACCACAGTTGATAATATTCAAAATGTAGGACGAATTAAGGATGTTAATGGAAGAATTATTAAACCTGAATTTTATGATGTAAGCAGAATTGATAATCGTTTTGAAATTTCTATAGATATTGAAAATACGCAATTGTACAGTGTACAAATCGATCCTGTACAGCACGAACATGTTCTTGTGTTTAATAATACTACAATCTTTAATGATATTATCTATCAACCAGCACTAGGAAATAGACAAGAACGATTGAAATTGATCGGCAGTAAGAGCGGTGACTGGAATGGCACAATGCATGCACCTGGCTTCTTTCTTAGCAATGATACGATTAACTTATGGCAGACTTATACAGACTATAAAAAAGGCGATATAGTAAGTTATCAAAACATAGTATATGTTGCAAAAGTAAATCATTTAGGAACACAGATATTTGATTTTAATCAATGGCTAGTTGCAGACAATATTAGTACTGGTATGATTAAAAACCTTACTACTAAAAGTGATCAATTTAAACAATTCTTTGATTTAGATAATTTGAACCTGGAAGATGGTGTTGACAAATTAGGCAAAGGTATTATTGGATTTAATGAAAAAAGTTATCTTGCAGGACTAGGGCTAGATGATGTTAGCCAAGTAAAGTTCTATCAAGGTATGCTAAAACAAAAAGGTACTAGTGCTACAATCAACAAACTAATCGATGCAGAACTTACTAACTTGAATCAAGAAATTGACTATTTTGAAGAATGGGCATTCCGTGTTGGCGAGTTTGGCAGTATTGATAGTAACCAGGTTATTGAAACAATTATTCCAGAACAACAAGCATCTAATAATCCATTTGTTTTACACTTTCATGCCGACGGCGAATTGCCAGCAGATAATCACGCAGGGCATTATCATGTACAAGGTAAGGATCTCTATAAGCGTCCTGGTAATTATAATGGTGATGTATTTGGAGTCAGAGATGCAAACAGTCTGACACTAGATGATTTGGACAGTGCAGGCTATGCAAGACTTGATGATGTTGATTTTACAGCGTTTAGCGGAGATGAATTAGAAGCACTAAGCAGTCGAATCAGTGAATTGGGCAAAGGTAAAAAGATTTGGGTTGCTACTGATGCTACAAATACCTGGGGTGTGCGCAGAATTGATGAAATGCTTAGTACAATTATTGAGGTACAAAGCACTACTAACGGATATCTAATATACACTACTGATAGAAATCACGGACTTATCGCTGATGATTATGTTATTATCCGTGCAAATCTACCGGTAGGCAGAGTAAGCAAAGTACATAGTGTTGATAGTCCTAATAAGTTTACTATAAAAATTACAAGTAATGCGTTTGAAATTAGTTTAACAAATGTTAAACTTCCTATGTATAAGTTAAGCAGTGTAAGATTTACACAGCCAAGCGATATACATGCATTTACACCTGTGAGTGGCTGGGACAATCAAGAACTAGTCTGGGTTGATAAAGATAACACAGGTGCTTGGCAAGTATTGCAAAATACAAGACCATGGGCAAGTGTAGGAACAAAAACACAAAGTCCTATTAATGCACTTGACAAAATGGGAACTAGTATATCAATTAATAGTGCCAGCACACTTGCAGTTTCAGGTGCTCCAGACGCCGGCACCGGATTGATTATTCCTTATGGCAGAAGTGAAGCAGGACCACTAGCAGAAGGCAATAGTCTAGGAGCAGCAACTATTGGTGATAGTCTAGATAGTTTTGGTTTTAGTACCGGTGTTAGTGTTGATTATGTAGCAGTTGGTGCGCCCGACACTCAAAGTGCGCACGGCGCAGTATTTGTTTATTATGTAGACAGCTCCGGCACATTTAACAGAAGACCTACTCTTAGACCAAATGGACTTACTGCTAGTGATAAGTTTGGTTATGCAATTGCAATGAGTGGAAACGGAAGATACTTGTTTGTGAGTGCTCCGGGCAGCAACATAGTATACGCATATACACTGATAGAAATTGCAGATACTAGTGTAAGATCGTATACAATTACATCAGATGGAAGTGCAACCTACACACTAGACTTTATTCCTATTAACAGTCAAGCATTAAATGTTGTTGATGAAAACGGCAAAGTTTACCTTCCAAATAAAGATTGGACGTTGAGCGGATCAAACATTACTTTTACAAGTAGCCCAGCAAGTAGTTTACAAATTGTTATAAGACAGCAAGATTATTTTGCACAGGTAAATTCATTCACTGGGCACGATACAATGCCGGGTGATCAGTTTGGATATGCAATAGATTGCGACTATTATGGTCGTTATATTGTTGTTGGAGCTCCGGATGCTGCAGTGGCGAATAGCGATAGTACAGTGCTAAGTCAAGCAGGCGAAGCATATATTTTTGCACAACAAGTAGAGCGTTTTATCGGTGACGGCACAACAAAGGCATTTACAACCACAGGCACACTACAAACAAAAATATTTGTAGAAGTAGACGGAGTTTTGCAAACAGAAACAGACAACGACGATGTTCCTACAGACAATGAGGGAAGCACTGATGGGTTTTACACCAGAAGTGCAAATACAGTAACATTTAAACAAGCACCAATTAGCGGTGCAAAGATTGTTGTGTTTACAGGAAGTTTTGCTGAAAAACAAAAATTAGATCAAAATATTAGCGGTGAAACAATTGTTAGTGAAGAGCAGTTTGGTAAAAGTGTTAGTATAGACACTCGTGGCACAATAGTAGCAATCGGAGCGCCGGGCGAAGATGAAACAAATCCTAATACAGGTAGTGTGTTTATTTTCCAAGACACTGGTAAAAATTATGGATCCGTAACAACCAGTGTTACACACAATCAAACTGCTGGTGATGTTTTCTATATTAACGATTACAAAGTTACAGTTAGCGAAACTGGAACAAACCCAACAGGCATCGCAACTGATATTAATCTTGCTGCTATACCTGGAATTAGTGCTAGTGTCAATAGTCTAGGACAAATTGTTATTTCTTCAACAAATACCGAAGATCTAAACAAACTAACATTAAACCCTGGCACTGGACAACTTTTTACTAGAGATGGTGTGATTGCACCATTTGTTAACACACAAAAAATTAATCATCCTAATGCATTTGAAAACGAAAATTTTGGAAACAAAGTTATGTTTGACAAGCATGTTGGAATAGGACAAGATGCTTTTCCGGGTACAAGAAATCTAGTAATTGCAAGTGATAGAGCAAGCACACTATTAGGTGTTGGGTTTGATATTCAAAACAACAGCAATAGTGAAAACTATCTAGAAGCTACAACAACATTTGATGAAAAAGGCACAACATTCACCGACAGAAGAACGCAAAGCGGTGCTGCTTATGTGTATGAGTTATTAGATGCAAACAATCCATCTAGTGTAAATCCTAGTAAACTAGTGTTTGGTCAGCAATTAAAGAGCACAAACATTCAAGACTTGGATGAATTTGGTGCAGCAGTTGCGTTCAGTGATAACAGAATCATTGTCGGCGCGCCGGGCGATACGACTAGTGTTGGCTCTAATGTTTACGAAGACAGCGGCAGTATATACGAGTTTAATAACAATAGTAGAAAAAGTGCATGGAATGTTTTCCGAAATCAAGGCGATAGAGTTGATGTTTCTCGTATAAACAGAGTAGCTCTTTACAATAAAAAAACAGGACAAGTAAGTGTATTTTTAGATTATATTGATCCTGCAAAAGGAAAAATTGCAGGCATAGCAAAAAGTGAACTAGATTATATCAGCCACGGCGATCCTGCAATTTATAATGACAATAGCTGGAACTATAAGCAAGAATATAGATTGTGGTGGGACACAAGTACTGTTCATTATCTAAATGCAGAGCAGGGTGATATAGATTTTAGATCTGACTATTGGGGTGTTCCGTTTCCTGGAAGCAGTATTGATGTATACGAATGGATTATGAGTGATGTTCCTCCTAGTCAGTACACAGGCGAAGGTACAGTAAAAGACATTACAAAATTTACAACTGCAGAAGTATATGACAGTAAACACAATCACACAAAAACACATTGGTTCTTCTGGGTTAAAGGTCGCACAAGTATACCAAGTGAAGCAGAGTTTAGAAATATAAGTTCAGATAGTGTAACAAAAATTATCGAAGATCCAAAAGCACAAGGCATACCGTATGTAGCGTTTTTAGACAAAGATACCATTTCGTTATACAATTGTAAAAACTATTTTCAAGATAATAATATTGTATTAAGTATTAACTATGATGTAGTTAAAAACGAAGGTATACTACACAGCGAATTTGAGTTATTTGGTAAAGGCAATACTGATCAAGAAATACCTTCAAGACTATACAGAAAACTTGTTGATAGTCTAGCAGGCAGCGATAGTGTAGGCAACTTAGTCCCCGATCCATATTTAAGCGATGTGGAAAAATACGGTGTGCTTACACAACCACGCCAGGGTTTATTTGTAAATCGTGCTGCTGCTATTAAAATTATGGTGCAGTATTGTAACAATATATTTAAAACTGCACCATTTGCTAGATTTAGTAATCTTAACACATTGTTTGGAAGTGAACCATTACCTACTGTTAATAGCGGCGAATATAACCAAAAGGTAAATTCAATTCAAGAAAGAGATTTTCTAAATACCGCAATACTTTCCGCTGGTTTTAAAGTTTTAGTTTCTGCAGATGAAAATAATAATGATTATTGGAGTGTATATACACTACAAAGCAACAAAAGTTGGTTGCTTACAAATATACAAGGATATAATACTGCAGACTATTGGAACTACATAACATACTATGCTGCCGGCTATGATAGTACAACTGTTCCAAAATATCAAGTGACACTAGAAGCAGACTTGCTTACACTTACTGATGCAGTAACAGGCGACATTGCTAAAGTAACCAGCAATGATGAAGGCAACTTCAGTATGTTTGTTAAAACTGATACAAACTGGGATGAAGTCATTATAGAGCGTGGCACTATCGAACTAAGTGCTAACTTATATGATTTTACAAAATCTAACGCTAATTTTGAAAGCACAGGTTTTGATAATGGCGGGTTTGATTTTAGTGCATTTGATAAGGTACCATCTCAAGAAATTAGACAAATTATCACTGGCATTAATAATGATATTTTTGTAAACAATTACAAAATTAATATGAATGAACTGTTCTTCCGTTTGATGGAATATGCATTAAACGAAACAGAATTTACACAAGATTGGTTGTTTAAGACATCATTTATTACAGTAGCACACAAAATCCGTAGTTTGGATCAGTATAGTACATTTAAATTTGATAATACTACATTCATCGAAAACTTCATCGAAGAAGTTAAGCCATATAAAACTAAAATACGAGAATATGTGAGCAAGTATGACAAACTAGATACTTATGGCAGCGACACCACAGATTTTGATCTACATGCATTCTACGATGAAACAAACTTTCTATTCCGCAAACCTAGTGGCGAGTATACTGGTGATGCAATACTACAAACACAAGGATTAAACAAGCCTTGGAGTGAAAATTACGGTTATAGACTAGAAAGTATACAAATTGTAAATGCAGGAACTGGATATCTAGATGATCCTGCAATTACAATCAGTGCACCGCAATTAGCAGGCGGTGTACAAGCAACTGCAACAGCAAAAACAAATGGTAGTAGTATTGTAAGTGTTACAGTAACAAACAAAGGTAGTGGATATACAAGTAACCCAACAATTACGATTGCTGGAAGTGGCAGTAATTTAAAACTAAGTCCTAGACTAGTAAACAACACCGTAAGAAGTTTTGATAGTACAATAAAATTTGATCGCATTAGTTACAGTAGCACTATCGAAGCCTGGGCAAAAAACACTGCTTATAGCACAGGCGATATTATTGCATATCAAAACACTGTTACTAAAACTCAAGAAGTATACACTGCACAGAGCAACTTTACTTCAGGATCAGCATTTAGTGTGGAAGATGCTAACGGGTTCACTGTACTAGAAGTAGCAAAAGACGAAGACTTTGCAACTACTGCAGACAGAATTGCTGCTTATTATTATCCTACAGCAGGCATGATAGGTGATGATTTAGAACTATTACAAAAAGGTACTGGTTACTTGGGGAACAAAGTAACAGGACCAGGATTTGATCAAAATCCCGGTTTTGATAGCAGTAACTTTGATACTGTAGCGTTTGATAACTTTGAAATTGATAATGACGGATTAGCAGTTCTAGCAGGCCTTGATACAAATATTAGCAGTTTGTTTACCGATTTAGATTTAGGTACACGCCCAGAAGATATCAATGTTGACGGCGCTGGCTTTGTTGATACTTATAACAGTCATGCTCCTGAGGAACTAGTACCAGGAAGAGTTTATGATACACTGGATATGGAAGTGTACACTCATGCAAGTCATGATTATGAAAAAGATGGCAATGCTCCTGAAATACGCTATACTAGTTTCACAGATGATACAGCAAGTAAGGTAGATTTCCAATATGGAGATCCTACAAAGAGTGCAGACGACTTTGAATATTTGATTGTATACAAAAATGCAGATAGAGTGTATAACTTTACAGTTGATTATGAAAGCAAAGAAGTTGTACTAAGTTCGACACTAACAGCAACAGACATACTACACATTTATGCTTATGGTGTAACAGGTGAGAAGATTGTTGGTGAATATACATATGAAGGCGATGGTTCAACAACAGGATTTGTTCTAAGTAATATTCCTACACTTACACAACAAAGTTTGGTGTTTGTAGATGGTGTAGAAACTGCAGTAACAGTTGGGCAACAAGATAATAGATCATTGATTACATTTGCTACTGCACCAGACAATGGCGCACACATACATGTGTTTACATTTAATCAAGCAACAAGTAGAGATGCGCCAAGTAGAATAGCCTTACAAACGACTGCAATGACTGCAGGTACATATACCTATAGTTTAGATAATACAGTAAACTATGCACAACCATTTGGTGCAAATACTGTTGTTGAGATAGACAATGTAAGACTGCGTCCTGTGAATAGCAAGTATCACACTGGCGATGGTAGTAGTACGCAGTTTGCTATTAGTACAACTGCAGGCGAAACTACTATCGGTAATATAAATGATATAGGCGTTGCTGTAATACAAAAGAGTGATAACAGAACACTTAATGCAGTACGAAACATTGATTACACTGTGAATAGTGGTGATGCGTTTATTACAATGAATCTTGCACCTGCAGATGGTGACACAGTAATTGTTTACAATGCTGCAGATGCTGAATATAGAATTAGTGGTGATGGCACAGAGATTACAATTGACGGTGGATACAGTTTTACAAGTTCAAGTGTGATGCGTATTAATACATTTGCTAACCATGATCCACTACGAATTCAAACAAAAGTACATGTTGGACAAGGAACAGGATCTGTAACAGTAATTGATGAGTTCGATGAAGTTGGGTTTGACAGTGCAGGATTTGATAGAAGTACAGTAAGTGGCACAGTTGGCACCTACAGTCTAGACAGAGCAGTTACAAATGTTAATAACTTCTGGGTAACAGTAGATGGTGTAAGATTACATCCAGGTGATTACATTACAAACGGAAATGAAATTGTTATGAGCAGTGCAATACAGGCAACAATTACAGGCACAAGTATTGTAATTATAACACATATCAGTGAAAATCAATTGCAACCAAGCACAGGCTTTAGAATTTTTAAAGATATGAACGACAATGTTGAATATCTAAGATTATGTAAAGATGCAACCACAGAAGTTGCTACGGCAATTGATATTACAGATGATAAAATTTATGTAAAAGATGTAAGTGTACTTCCATTTGTTACTCCTGATAGTGAATTTCCAGGTGTAGTATTCATTGGCAACGAGCGTATTACATACCGTGCAGTAAGTCTAGCAGATAACTATATCACAGGTTTACGCAGAGGCACAGGTGGTACACACATTTACACAAGAATTGCACCAGGATTTCTAGTAGTTGATGGTAGTAGAGATCAATACTTGCCTGCAACAGACACGCATACTAAGACTTGGTACGATTTAGGAACAGGTGTTGCTGCAGATGGATTAGGTTTACAGCAGTCTAGCACAACAAATGCAAACTTCCTAAAATCATGTGAAGCACAGGTACCTAATTATAGATTAGAACTAAATGAGAAACTTTATATGGCAGCAGACTATGTAGAAGATGACTATGTAGAAGAGCTCTTATAATGGTAGATAAATACTTCATCGCGAGGAATAAAGAATGGCAATTACACTAAGAGGCAACAAAAGCCAAGCACTAACACACGATGAACTAGATGGTAACTTTACTGATCTAGATACTAGAGTTACCAGTAATAAAAGTACGCTAGACAATAATGTTGTGAAAAGTGTTAATACACTTACACCAAGTAGTGGCGCAGTTACACTAGATACAGATAATGTAAGTGAAGGTAGTACTAATCTTTATTTTACAAATGCTAGAGCAGATGCTCGTATTACTGCAGCAGGCATACAAGCACTAAGTGATGTTGATTATACAGGCACTCCTACAGTAAACCATGTGTTAACCTGGGATGGGGATAGTTGGATCAGTGCTGCGCCCCCTGGCTTAGGCGGAGGAGAATCAAACGATGGTAACAACATTGGAACAGGTGCAGAAGTCTTTAGCAGTAAAGTTGGCAGTGATCTGCAGTTTAGAACTATTATTGGTACTGCTCCTATTGTTGCTACACAAAACACAAATGACATCACACTAACTTGGGTTCCAAATGCGGATATAGATGCAAACACACAAAAGATTATTAATGTAGTTGATCCTGCCAGCGCACAAGATGCAGCTACTAAAAACTATGTAGACACAACTAGTTTGTTACTGGCAGGCGGCACAATGAGTGGCGCAATTGAAATGGGTACTAGCAAGATTACTGGCATGGGAGACCCAACTAGTGCGCAGGATGCTGCAACTAAAAACTATGTAGACACAACCAGTTTGTTGCTTGCCGGTGGAACTATGACTGGCAAAATTACACTGGATGGATCGCCTACCAATACACTGCATGCTGCAACTAAAGGTTATGTGGACAGCGCATTAAGCAGTGGTACAAATATTTTTACAATAAGCGATGGTAGTGGCACAGATCCAATTGCTACAGGCGATACA